CCCAGGCGGATCCCCTGCGGCTTTAGTACCAGGAACCGCACCTAACCCCGCACCCCAAACAACAGGCGGTGCAAACAGAGGACTTTTGAACACCTTGCCAGCGAAGATTCAGGGAGGGGGACAAGTTCCCAGATAAATGCCCGCCAAAAAACCCGTTGTTAAAAAGAAAATCTCCTTTGAAGCCCAAGCCATACTTCGGGAATGTACCGAAAACCAACTGGCTTTTTTAAGTGACGTTTCTTCAAGTAAAAACTTCGATGCGGGGCTTGAGTTGATAAGGAATATGATCGAACGGGAAATGGCTGCGGTTTTTGCCTACTCGGAAGCCGACCCGCCAAAATTAGCCGTTTATAAAGCTCATGCCAGAGGCGGAGTGGGTAAATTAACGGTTTTTATGCATTTAACCAAAGGAGCGGAAGCTGAAAAAGACAGACGGGAGAAGGTGAAGAAACGTGGGTAGAAAGAAAAAGAAAAAGAAAAAAGGAAAGAAAGGAGGAAAATAGATGGCGTATGGTAAAAAATCAGCCCGTAAAGTAAAAAAAGGCAAAACAGGTGAAAAGCACATGATGTCTGGTATGCCTATGATGAAGGGCAAAATGATGATGAAAATGAAAGGCAAAAAATGAACCTCTTTGACCTATTAAAACAACAAGTAGCTAAGCGTACCCCGCTTGAGGATTATTTTGATTTTCTCAAACCCAAATCTATGACTCCTGATGAGATTATGGGGCAACTTGATACTGCAAACCGCAGTAGGATTATGGCAAACCCACAACCGCAGATGTCACCTATTGCTCCTCCAGCCTTGGATCAATTTGCTCCATCAACCCCCCAACAAGATTTAAGATCTTTCACTTCGGCAGCGGGTAACCAGTATCAAATTCCAGCTAACCCAGAGTATGACCAGATGGATATTAGAAGGCTTCTTGAACAATATTTCCCACTTGACCAAGTAGAAAATGCTTTAAAAGTTATTCAGAGTGAATCTGGAGGTGAATGGTGGAAAATAGGAGATGACTACATTATTCCAGGGGATATTTCTGAACAACAAGGTAGCCCAATTCCTTCCTACGGACTATTTCAAATTAGAGGCTTTCCTGGAAGACCCGACAAAGAAACACTTATGAACCCCGAAGAAAATATTAAATATGCTGCTGACCTTTATAAAAGGCGTGGATGGCAACCTTGGCAGAATACAGCGGGTTCATTAGGACTGATAGAATAGTGCTTGACTAATACCTTGGACTGTTGCATAATTGATTAGTGGAAAAGATCTGTATAGTTTGTGCCAGAAGATTCTTCATTTCTTCTAAGGAATCTATTGAGAGAAGAAAACGGAGAGAATATTGTTCTTTGGCTTGTTATCACAAAACTGATGTCCATTTGAAGACGAGATTTCAGGCAGGGCATGAGGGGATGAAATTGTCGAATAATCCAAGCTGGAGAGGTGGCCGAAGGGTTGATGATAAAGGATATGTGAGAATTAGTATTGGTAAACGAAAATGGGCATATGAACACAGATTAGTAGTATCAAAGGACATTGGTCGTAAATTGATGAGAAAAGAACAAATACATCACTTAGATGGTGATAAAGCAAATAATGATATTTCAAATCTTGTGTTAATAGAAAATGTGAGTTTGCATATAAAACTTTATCATGGAAAAAATGAACCTTGGACTACGGCACAAGAAATGGGATTGTGAGGTGATTGATTTGGCAAAACCAAACAGTAAAGCAAAATTAGGTTCAGGAGGTAGATTTGCAGCAGTTGCAAAAGCAGCAGGTGGTGGTAAAAAAGGTGCAGCGATTGCAGCAATAGCGGGACGCAAGAAGTACGGTGCTAAGAAGATGGTAAAGTGGGCAGCGGCTGGAAGAAAAAAGAAGTAACTTGACAAAAAAGTAAATACGTCTGATACTATAGGAAATGGCAGACGAACCGCAAGTAACACCGCAGACTGAGACTCCAAAAACCGAAGACCCAAAAACTGAAGTACCAGAAGCAAAAGGTACTCCAACAATTTCCACTAAAGATATAGAAGGCAAAACCCCAGATGAGATAGTTAAGTTTGTTTCAGAGCAATCCGAGAAACATGGTGTAACAAAAAAACAACTTGAAGATTACGAAAACTACATTAAACAGGTAAAACCATATCTGGATGTTATAACGGAAGATGAAGTTCTAACCAAACAAGTGGAAGATGCCTATAAGAAGAAGTTTAATATTCAGCAGGAAGATAAAAAGGATACCAAACCCCCAGACGATACCAGAAAAGCGGTTGAAAATAGCATAGTTTCTGCTTTTGAGACTTCTCATGGACTTGATAAATTAGAAGGTGATACTAAAAAAGACATGAATGTTCGAGTTGGGCAGGAATTAATGGAATTGTTAGACCCAAGTGGAACAAAAAGCTATAATGAGGTTATAAGTGGTGTTTCTTTAGAGAAATTACCTAAATATCTGGAAAAAGCCTACAGTTTAGCCACAATGAACGATACCATTAAAAAAGCTCAGGAATCAGCCCAAGCGGAAGCTAATTCTGGCGCAGCGGGTATTATTTCCTCAGTACCTTCAAATTCACCAGAAGGAACGGATGCAACCCTTACACCTACCGAAAGAGAGCTTGCCAAACGTATGGGTGTTTCTGAGGATAAGTGGCTGGAGAGAAAAAAACAAATCAATAGCAGAAATGAGGGTAGATAAAATTAAATATTTGTACAATCCTATTGAAAACGGTGCGCCAATAGCGAATTTTGTATTCAACTTTAAAAAATATAACCACGATGTGGGTAAAATCTTACAATATGAAGATGAGGAAGCCCAAGCCATACTCGGAACCTATGAATTTTTACAGGATCTTTCCAGAAGTGATGTAGAAAAGAAGCTTGAAGAGTTAAAAAAACCCTTCCCCTGTACATACTGTGATAAATCCTTTCCAGCCGCAATTGCACTTTCTGGCCACATGAGAAGCCACCAAGACGAGGTTAAAGATAAAGAAGAACCACTTGACTCTAATTTAGTACCAGTTGCAGAGGGAGCACCAACCAATATTTTTCAGGGACCTAATGTTGCCCAGATGCAAAGAAAAGCTAACCCCGACCAGCAAGAACAATTGAAAGATGATGAAACTGAAAACAGTGCTTTTTACGGACCAGGTTTTCAGGAAACACACGGAAAATAGCTTTTAGCTTTATTTTGCCCCCCATTTTACTACTTGACAGACATAAAACTGTATAAATTATTATTAGTTTACATATGGCACTTTCGGCAAGTACAGGATTTAGACTATACGGAGGAATTGATGTTGCAAATCAAGTCCTTCTAAAGATTAGAATAGGTAATTCCCAAACCCTTACACACGGAGAGCTTGTTAGAGTTAATACAAGCGGTTTCGTAGTTACCTGCGCAACAGGTGAATCCCCAGCAGGGGTACTGGTAGGGTTTGTAGACGCAAACGGAGTTCCACCTCACACAGCTTTCTGGATTAACAACGCAGGAATTACAATTTCAAATGACGACACAATCGTTACTTCTTCAACAAACACTACACGAACAGACAACTTTATTTACGCACAGATTCAGTATGATCCAGCAGGTACGGCACTTTGGTACAACGACGCAGATGCTGATCTTGCTGCAACAAACCTATTCCAATTCTATGATGTAGCAAGCGGGAATCAGGTAACAGAAGCTACGAGAAGTGATGCAAACGGACAGGTACAATTAGTTTCACTTGACCCTGACAATGACGGAAATGCAAGCAAGGGATTATTTAGGATTAACGAAAGTCAGTTTAATGCAGGGCTTGACACTGCAACAGCTAAGAACGCAGCATAAAGGAGATAAATGTTACTTAAAACAAACATAGGAGATACATTAGAGCCAGGATTCCTGGAGATCTTCCTTGACAACTACAAGGAAACCGAGAGAATCTTTACCGCACTCTTTTCAGTAAAGAGTTCTACCAAGCAGGATGAAAGAATTTCAGCCTTCACAGGCTTTGGTTATCCAGTACCCAAGCCAGAAAATGCCCCGATTACCTACGAAGACCCAATCCAGATGTATGACACCGTATTCACCCACGTTGTTTACGCTAAAGGATTCAAGGTTTCCAGAGAAGCGATTGACGATGACCAATACAACATAATTTCCCGCCTGCCAGGACTTTTGGGCAGATCACTGCGTCGATGGGAAGAAAACTCAGGTTCACTGGTTCTCCAAAGAGCTTTTAACACAAGTTACCAAGGCGGAGATGCAGTACCTTTGGCTTCCACAGTCCACCCACGATCAGATGGTGGGGCAACACAATCAAACGCTTCCGCAACAGGTATTACCTTAACTGAAGCAAACTACGAAACTGCAAGACTGGCGATGAGAAACCAGCTTGATGACAAGGGCATGAAAGTAGATGTTATGCCCAACAAGATTTATGTCCCGATTGCACTTGAGAAGACGGCAAGGATTATATTTGAGAGTAACCTGCGCAGCGGTACGGCAGACAATGATGTAAACTTCTACAAAGGTACACTCCAGATAGTACCTTGGATTTACCTCGACAACACTTCAACCACAGCATGGTTCCTCTGCGACACAGACCAAGCTAACTTCCTCTGGTTCTGGAAAGACCGAGCGGAGTTCAAGAATGACACATCTTTTGAGACAGACGCCTACCTTTATAAGGCACGGGAGAGATTCAGTAACGGTTTCGGAGATTGGCGTGGGTTTTGGGCTAGCGCTGGAGATGGTTTAGCCTATAGTTCTTAATCTTCTACGATAAGCATTTTTCCTATGACTTGGTTTGCAGTACTTCTGTAGTTTTTCACGGCCTTCAACAGGATAAAAAGGCTTCCCGCAATACAAACAATCTAAGATTGGTCTTCTCATTGATGATGACGCCAATTATAACTTAGTGCTTGACACGGGAGCAAATCCAAAGTTTAGACTTATATAAATGCCAGATCCGACAACAAGTTTTAGTAATTTAGCGGGCAGGTTGGAAAGAAGGACAACAGATCCGACTAATCCAGTGGCTGGCGATGAATATCTTAATACCACGTCAATTAACAGTACAACCATACAGGGATATTTACGTTACGATGGGCTTAACTGGAGAGGATTTAGGATTTCACAACAAACCAGTACCAGTACCTCCACTTCTACAAGTACGACCAGCTCAACAAGTACTTCTACAACGACTACGACAACCAGCACAACCACGACTACGACCAGTACAACTACTACATCAACGTCTACGACATCGACAACCAGCTCAACCAGCACAACGAGTACAACAAGCTCAACTAGTACAACTACAAGCACGACAACATCGACGAGTTCAAGTACTAGTACAACAACAACGGTATAGATATGCCTGACAGACAAAGCGGAACACATTTAACGAATTTAATAGGATATGTAAGGCCATTGGCTGCACCGCCTACTGACCCTGTAATAGGTGATGAATACTGGGACACAACAGGACATGGGTGGTGGACTTGGAGCGGTAATAATTGGTTAGGTGCGAATTTTACAAGTACTTCTACGAGTACGAGTACAAGCACAAGTACAAGTACTTCAACGAGTACAACGACAACCAGTACAAGCACAACGACGTCAACAAGTACCAGTTCTAGTACAAGTACAACAACAACAATATAATGCCAGACGCAACAGGAACAAAATTTAGTAACTTAGTAAGAGCCAAACAGTGGATTAACACTGCCAGTGATGCTTTTCCGACAGCCCCACAGACGGGACAGCAATTCATTGATACGGCTAACAACAGACTTTATGTTTACGATACGGGTGCGTGGTATTACGCAAGTTTGATTACTACTACCACAACAAGTACTTCAACTACGACAACTTCCAGTTCAACAAGTACTTCAACTAGTACATCAACGTCCAGCTCGACATCGACAAGTTCGACAAGTACATCGACAACGACAACAATATAATGGCACAAAAACAAACATATTCACTACCGCAACCAGTATGGGAACCTACGGCAAACGGGCAGGGGCATTTATTTGCTACAAGTTCAGTTGAGATTACAGCTCTAAAGTTGGTTTCAGGCGGTGCATCAGGCTTGGTTAAGATCTATGATAGTGCTTCTGCTTCTACAACTAACCTTAGATGGATACTGGATTCATCCACAACATATGACGATAACCAAGTTTTCTCAAACCCACTGTTTTTCAAGAATGGCGTTTATGCCGTAATTGAGCAGGGTGGCAATTTTAATTGTTCGGTTTGTGTAGCTGGTATCCCCAATCAGCTTTAAAATTTGACAACTCGTTAAATTTTGTTCCATACTTAAAATATGGAGGAAGCGCAGGACCCCAAAAGAGTTTGTATTTTTACCACGTTTGCAGATTTTTCCCCCGCTTACAGTTTATGTAGGATAGCCAATGACCAGATTAAGATGCTGGTTTCAAACGGCTACCACCCCACGGTAATAGTTCAGGAAGGTTTTAAGACCGAAAACGCAGGGGCTTTTGGTTTACCCGAAGTAAAACTAGCATATATTCCCAACGTACCCTGCCACAACGAAGTTAAAAAAGATGAAACTTTTGATGAGGATGTAACCAAAACAGAGTTAGCCCTGGAAGCTATTTTAAAGGATATTGACGTAGTTATTTCACACGATGTTATTTACCAAAACGCAGCCCTAAAACATAACTTTGCAGCCCGCAGGATTGCTTCCAAATACCCTAAGATCAAATGGTTGCATTGGATACACTCGGCCACCAGCCCGATTACTTTAAATGCCCTAAGACCCATATTTTCCGATGAATACTTAGAACTTGTTAAAAAACCCTTTCCCAATTCGCTTTATGTTTTCTTTAACCATTATTCGATTCCAAGAATAGCCAATGATTTTGGAGTTTCTGAGGATGTAGTTAGAGTGGTCCACCACCCATCTGACGTTGCGCAAGTATTGGGTTTGACCCCAGACGTTGCGAAATTCATGCGTGATAAGAAGATTTTAGACGCTGATGCGGTTTGTGTTTATCCTTGCCGATTAGATAGAGGTAAACAGGTTGAGATGGCGGTTAAGACGATGGCTATGATTAAAGACTTTAACCTTAAAATTCGGATGATTGTAGTGGATTTCCATTCTACAGGCGGGGATAAGATAACTTACAGGGATGATTTAAAAAATGTAGGTATTGACTGGGGTTTGAATAATGAGGAGTTATTTTTTACTTCAGAGTATAAAGATGAGTGGAGTGTAGAAGTACCTTACGAAGACGCACTGGCCATAATCCGATTATCTAACGTATTTATTATGCCTTCCAAGAGTGAAAGTTATAGTCTAATTACACAGGAAGCAGGTATGAATAAATGTGTGGTAGTTCTAAATCAGGACTTTCCGCCTTTCAGGGACATTTTCGGCCAGAACGCCATATTCAGGAAGTATTCTTCAAACATTGATGTACTCTCGGGACTTTCGGGAAATACGGATACGGCTTATGGCCCCGATAAATCTTCCGATGAGGAGAGGAAACACCACGAAAAACTTTACCACAAGGAAACCGCAGGACAAATAGTTACCAAACTTGGTTCTTACAAAGACTTGGCTTTATCTAACTTTTTGAGAAAATACCGTAATTTAGACTATGTATTCCAACACGAACTACAACCACTTTTTTTTGATGACTAAAAAAATATTATTGGAATTACCAACCAAAAAACTTTGTGATCGTTGTGGCAATGATTTACTTAAAGGAGATAATATGCTTCATTTCCCTTTTATTGAAAAGTATATTCACCTATGCCATATTTGCTACGATGGATTGAAATTAGGGTTATATAGGGATCAAAGAAAAGAGTTGCAGGAAATTGAATGACTACTGCTGCCATTGTCGGAAACGGAGTTGTAGGCAACGCAACAGGTACACTATTCAACATTGAAAAAAGGTTTGATATAGATGAATCCAGATCAACTTGTTCTTTACAGGAGGTATCTGAGTGCCGATATGTCTTTATCTGCCTTCCTACCCCAGTTAAGGAGGGTCAGTACATTGTTTCAGATATTATTGAACTCGTACGGCAGATTAACGAATACAGACAAGGTGCGATTTTCATTATTCGTAGTACCGTTTGGCCTGGTTTTGGCGACCATCTGTTTCACTTACTTCATCCAGAGGCTGTTATTTCCAACCCTGAATTTCTTTCTGAGGATACTTGGGAAAAGGACGTTAAGAATCCTAGCTTTGTCTTAATAGGAGGAGGAAACGGAGTTCATAGAGAGGAAGTAGCCGCACTTTACAGAAATGTAACAAAACACGCACCGATTATAATGACGGATAACATAACTGCCGAAACCGCTAAACTTTCCCTAAATGCTTTTTTTTCAACCAAAGTAATATTTTCCAACCAAATATACGACTTCTGCCAGAAAAGCGGTGCTAACTACCAGAGAGTAAAAGAGATACTTGAGAGACACCCTTATGGAATGAAGAACCACACAGAGATTTACTACAAAGACAAACGGGGTTTAGGCGGAAGGTGTTTACCCAAAGACTTAGAAGCGTTTGCCAACTACAGCCATTTACCATTGTTGGAGAAAGTTAAGGAAATAAGTGATACAACCAGTTAAACGCATACTTTATATAGAGATATTGAAGGAAGATTCCCCCAGTCGGGGAGGGATTTTGCTTCCAAGACCAGATACTACAAACTTTGACATAGCCAAAGTTTTGGAAGTAGGAGATGAAGTTAAAGACTTCAAGAAAGGAGATGTGATTTATGTTCATCACGGTGTTTGGGAACCGCTGGAAGTTGGAAAAAATAAGGCGTTTATCTCAGAAGTCGACTGTTTCGCCAAAATCGAAGGGGCTTCTAACGAGATTAAGAATTAAGTATTTAAAACTTTATACTGCCAAAGAGGTGGCAGAGATTGCGAGAAAATTAGGTGGATCTTAAACTTTGTTCAGTTTGCCAAGAACCTGCAACCTATGGTGACGGATTGACTTGGAGCTTGTGTTCCAAGCACAATCTCGAAGCTAACCCCCAGAAAGTTGAAGCACAGGAACCCAGTGAGATGATGGGAGACGGTATTCCCCACCAGACGATTGAAGGATTAACTTCGGTTATAGTACCCGTATTTAATATAGATTACCCCCTGCTTCATTACACAGGCCACGCATTAGGTTCGATTAGATACTTTGCAGGTGATAACCCGATTGAAATTATTATTGTAGACAACGCTTCACCTATAGGAGTGGAGACCGATGACTGGCACGCTGATAAATTAATTCTAAACAAGGAGAATTTAGGTTATGTTAAAGCTGTAAATCAGGGGATCAGAGCAGCTTTTGGTGAGTATTTGGCCATAATTTGTACTGATGTGCAGGTTTATGAACACTGGGTAGAGGATATGAAAGACGCTTTAAAATATGTTGATTTGGTTTACGGCAAACCAATGTATGGTGAAGTATTCAGCAGAGAAATTGAAGCCAGAGACCACAGAACCAAGTGGCTGGATAAACCGACAGAAGCAAGTTTGAACAATGACACACGGGACGGTTCGGCACTTTTTACCACTAAAAGAATGTTTGACAAACTAGGCGGGTTATTGGATGAAAGGTTTATGAACTATGCCGCCGATGTCGATTTAACAAGAAGGATGGAAGAAGCAGGGATGAAAGTAGCGGGTAGTGAGAGATTAAGAACTTTTCATATTTCCCACGCCACGGGATTTAAAGTTGAAGGCGATGCGGAGCAAATGAATGTAGATAAGGCAATCTATGCAAAGATATGGGACAAAAACCCAGATACACAGTCTTAACACCTGTTCACTGTTGGAATCAGTACAGGATAGATTGTATTAAAAGAGCGGGTGAAAGCCTTGAGAAACAAACCTTCAAAGACTTTGAATGGATCGTTGTCAACGACGGTTCAACTGTCGAGTTTACACTTCCGAAGTGGGCAAAGGTTATCAACAAAGACCATGCAGAACGAGTGGTCGCCTACAACGCAGGGCTCAAAAAAGCCAGAGGTGAGATTATTTGTTTCTTAGATTCGGATGACGAATACGAGCCCTATTATCTTGAGAGAGTGGACAGTTATTTTAGACGATGGCCAGATTATAAGATGTTCAACTTCGGGGCCAGATATATCCACCCAGACAATACAGAAGCACTTAGAGGTGCTTTTAAACCCAAAAAGAAAAAAGTCGGACACGAAATCTTCGGCGGGGGGCAAATAGTGAATGGTACGTTTGTTTTCCACAGAAGTGTTTATGATGATTTAGGAGCTTACCCCGAACAACATTTAAGAATGGATTGCAGTGAACTTAACTACAACCCCAAAGACGATGAAGGCAAACAGATTCCAGGGGAACGAGATCTTTTCATGTCAACTCCGTATGATTTCAGTGCAGCCATGCAGATGAAATTTCCTGAGATACGGAAGTTTTTTATGGTAGACCATGAGAGCGAACCCCGCTGGAAGATAGTTAAAGAGTTAGGAAATCCCTGGGGAAATGATTTTGCGATCTGGTACACCTACACAAGAAAATACCACAGTAAACCTATAGATGATTACAACTATATAGTACATTCAAAGATTGGGGTAATATGATCGATATTTTTATCTGTGCCTACCTGCGCCCAATGTTCACCGAACAGACCTTAACATACCTGTTTGAGCGCACTAAAGCCCCGTACAGGCTCTTTTTAATCAATAATGGGGGTAATGACGATATTGCCAAAGTCTACGAAAAAGAGATATTTATGACTATTAACCTGACTCGTAATATTGGAGTTACGGCAGCTTGGCAAATAGCCTTATCTTTAGCAGAGAGTGAGTATTTTATTACCAGTGATAATGACATTTATGTGCCTGACCTTGAACCTGATTGGTTAACACAGATGGTTAAGTTTATGGACGAACGGCCTGATTATGGTGCAATTTCCCTGCACCCCCATGTTGTAATTGGTGATGAAAGTCTCAATCCTAATGATTCAGATGATGTCAAAGATGTAGCCATGTGTGGTGCAGTAATGAGAATTATGAGACGACAGGCAGTTTGGGATGCGGGTGGGTGGAAGGATGAGGGTGATGCACTTTTAATCCGTGGAGATAGAGGCAAAGAAGAAAGAGTAATTTGTAGCAGGTTAAAATCGAATGGGTGGAAAACTGGTAGGACTACGAGACTTCGTGCTTACCATCCTTTTGGTAAAGAACAAGGCGGAAACTGGGGCTATCCAAAAGAAATTACCCCAGAGATGCAAGGCCATAGAAGAGAAATGGATGAGTATGTACAGCAGTTTGACAATATGGAGAGTTATGACCCTAAGACTTGGTTGCCAAAAACATGAAGTGTCTAGTGACAGGTTCGGCAGGATTCATAGGAGAAAACTTACTTCCCTTACTTGACGGCCACAATGTAACCACTTGGGATTTAACAGAAGGCAACGATATTTTTGAAGAAGGTTTTGAGGAGTTTGTAAAAATGTGTGATGTGGTTATTCATTTGGCGGCTTTGACTAATGTTGAGCAGTCTAAAAAAACCCCAATACCTTTTTATCTAACTAATACTTTTGGTACGGCGAGAGTGGCAGAACTGTGCCTGAAGTATAAAAAGAAGCTGGTTTACCCTTCTACTCTACACATTTATCACCCTTGGAAAACACCTTATGCCGACAGTAAGTACTGGGCAGAGCTTTTTGTTCAGAGAATAACACCCTTCGTACCCACGGTAATTTTAAGATTTTACAATGTTTTTGGTAAGGGAATGAATAACAATTCAGGTTCGATAATAAACCTTTTTCTAAAAGAAAAGCCAATTACGGTTTGGGGTAAGGGTAAAGCGACACGGGACTTTATCCATGTGAGGGATGTTGTAAGTATTGTAAAAGCTTCTTTGGGGAAGAATTGGAACGGAAAGATAGTAGACGTAGGTACGGGGAAGGGAGTTTCTTTAAAAGAAGTAGCTGAGACTTTTTCGGAGTTCAGAAAAGTACCTGTTGTTTACGAGAATAAACAGGAGATTGAATGGCCTATTGCCAATACAACTTTGCTTAAAAGACTTTATAAAAAGAAACTGACAACTAACATAAGAGAGGATATAAAAGGATTATGCCAAAATTAAACATTGGGTGTGGAAACGTACCTATAGCTGGATATACCAACGTAGATAAGTATTATTACCCTGGTTCTTCAGCACCTTTAAACGATAATAATTTAGCCCAAACTTGGGATAAAGAACACCCAGATTCTCCTTGGATTTACGGAGATGCGATTGACCTAAAACTGCCCAGTGATTCTTTTGATGAGGTGATTATGGTACATATGCTGGAACATCTTTCTATGGAACATGGGAATTTGGCTATTAGAGAAGCTTACAATGTTTGTAAACCTGGCGGGTTTGTAGAAATTGAAGTACCGAATGTTATTGTAGCCTGCCAATTATTGCCAGCTTTAAAGCCCAATACACCACTTTGGTACAGGGTGATGGGTTTATTAAACGGCACGACTGGTATAGACGGAGAAGGACAATTTCACCTATGTGGATATTCCAAGGATTACCTGAGATTTAAGATGGAGGAACGGGGTTTTAAAAACATTGAGGAAATACCCGTTGGGTATGGACATGGCAACAATGAATTGGGACACGCAGAACCAGAGTTTGATTTTAGGCTTAAAGGATATAAATGAAAACGTCTTGTATTGTAACTTCCTATAACAATACTTTCCTTTCAGCACATATGACTATGGCGTGTGTAAGACAGATTAATATGAGTACTGATTCAGAAGATTATGAATTAATTTTAGTAGACCCAGTACCAAGTAAGGGAACCCATGTTCCCGTAAGAGATGACTACCATGTTTTGAAAATAGATAAATGGTTAAAACCTGACCCTGACCCTGGTTATGCTGCTTGTGTAAACTTAGGTGCAGAAAACGCAGAAGGAGAGTATTTGGCTTTTGTACAAAATGATGCGTTTGTAATGGAAGGCTGGTTAACTGGAATTTGTAAGTATTTGGACAACGGTTACGATTTAATATGGCCTTGTCAGATACCAAGAACCAGAGCTGATGTTTTGGCGATAGAGAAGCGTGACTGGTTTGACCCTTTGAGTTTACACGGGTGGAGAGATGAAGGGTTGTTTGTTATTAAGAAGAAAGCGTGGGAAAAAGTGGGTGGGTATGACCCGACACTTTCCATTCTTGTACAAAGGGAGTTTCTTACCAGAATGGAAGCATCTGGAATAAAGTGGGCTGATATTAACAAAGTGAGATATATACACTTAATGGCTGGCACAAATACACAACTTATGCAAAGTGACCCAGATGAATATGATGCCAAGATAAAGAAGGATGCGGATAAATTAAATGATTAAAGACCCTAAATTTTTCTGGGAAAGTGAAGAGTTTGAATTACCCTACCAACATGGGCCGCACCCCCACCGCCTTTATATTTTAAACCTGTTAAAAAACAAAGAAGTTAAAACTCTGCTTGATGTTGGTTGCGGTACTGGCCCGCTTTATATTTTAAATAAAGACTTTGGACTTGATTACAAAGGTGTGGATTATTCCAGAACGATGATTGAAACCGCCAAGCGTGAGTTTCCAGAAGGTGATTTTGAAGTACAGGATATGCGACACTTAAAAGAGAAGGATAACAGTTGGGATTGTGTAGTTTTAATGCACGCACTGGACCACGTAGATGACTATAAAGCAGCGATTAAAGAAGCCGCAAGAGTTGCGAAAAGTTATGTTTGTATTATTCTATGGCGAAAGTTTGCAGTAGAAGGAACATTTATAAGAGAAGACTGGAGTTATTCAACACCAAAAGGACAGGAGAAATGGGAGCAGCCGCATTATTTACAGGAATATAGCATGGATGCGTTGTTTACGGCTTTCAGGGAAGCTGGTTTGAAAGTAGAGGAAATGGAAGTGGGAGGAGCACTAAACGGTAGTTACAGCCGTTATAACAGTTTATTTTTATGCAAATTGATGTAGGCGCACTTAAATTAACTTCTGCACACCGCAGGAGAGTAATGAAAGCTTTGAAAAGCAACAGGCTTTCCTATGGCCCAATGACTGCTGAGTTTGAGACTAAGTTTGCCAGAATCCACGGGAATAAATACGGGGTATTTACCAACTCGGGGACTTCGGCATTGCAGGCTACGATTCACGCTATGAAGATTCTTTATAAGTGGAGAGACGGAGATGAGATTATTATGCCAGCTACTACATTTGTGGCTACTTACAATGTGATTTTACACAACAATCTAAAACCAGTATTGGTAGATGTTGACTCGAACTTAAACATAAACCCACTACTTATTGAGGAGAAGATAACCAAAAAGACCAGAGCAATTATGCCTGTTCATTTACTGGGTAAACCTGCAAATATGAGCCTAATTACCAAGATAGCAAAAAAATATAAACTAAAGACGATAGAGGATAGTTGTGAAAGTATGTTTGTAAAATACATTGGTGAAGGTGATGTAGCTTGTTTTTCCTTCTACGTTGCACACTTATTAGTAACTGGAGTAGGAGGTTTGGCAATAACCAACGATAAAGAACTAGCGGATATGATTAGAAGTTTAATTTTTCATGGCAGGGATAACCTTTATTTGAAATTGGAAGATGATGATGTACCAACCAAAGAGATTGTAGATGCACGGTTTAGGTTTCTGCACCCTGGTTATTCTTCAAGAGGAACGGAAGTTGAGGCTGCTTTGGGGTTAGTTGAACTTGAGAATTATGGCCAGATGCTTTTTAAAAGACGTAGAAATGCCCTTATGCTGGCAATGGGACTTGGTAATTACAATGCTATGCCATTTAGTTACTATACAGAACCGCACTCTTTTATGATGTTTCCAATGCTTGTAATAGCTAGGGATAAGTTAATGATGTTTTTAGAGAAACAGGGTATAACGACAAGAACTTTAATGCCGCTTATTAACCAACCATATATAAAAGCTAAGGGATTCCCAAAAAGTGAGGACATATTGAAACATGGTTTACTTATGGGTTGCCACCAGCATTTAACAATAAAAGATATTAGATATATTATTCGATCTATAAAGGAATTTTATGATTGACCCAAAAGATACAACGATTATAATACCCCACCTAGGCGGGACTTTTGAGGCTGAGATGGCTTTGGATGAATGCCTGACTTCTTTAAAAGAAACCGTACCAGATATTAAAGTATTGGTTGCGGTAAATGGAACAAGGTGCGTAAAACACAGAGACAGTGATTTATTCATAAAGGAACAGGGACAGTGTAAAGCGACAAATGCCGCAGTTGCCACAGTTAATACCCCTTGGATATTTGTGACTAACGATGACATGATTTATGCCCCAGGCTGGTGGGAGCAATTAACTATAATACAGGGAAACGCATTTGAACGAGATACAAGATGTCTTAGTCCAAAATTGATTGAGCCAAGGGTTGGAGCGCCCACATTTGAAGTACAGCCATTTGGTGGAGCTGGTGGGGATTTTGATAAAGAGGCGTGGTTAAAGTTTGCTGAAACTTATCCTTACACGACAGAGCCATTAAGAAGTGGTTTTAATCTACCGTTTTTAATCAGTAAAGAACTGTGGGACTTGATTGGCGGGTATGATATTAACTACGACCCTTGGGGTAGTAATGGAGATTCCGATTTGGAATACAAGATAAAGTTAGCGGGAGTACAACCTCACCAAAATGTGAACTGCCCTGTTTACCACTTTAGCCAAACTTCGGGTACATTTCACCCAGATAACGACGCAGCCAGATTCAGAAACTACGCCTATTTTAAGGAGAAGTGGGGATTTGATAGGACTGATGATGGGATATGGGAAGCGACATTTGAGATACCCGAACCACCTGAGAGGATTTATACACCATGGTGGAAGAACCATTATGGTGAGAAGAAACCTTTACTTCGAGGTATGCGTTTAGGGGAGGCGATTGGTGATTAAGATAAACTTTGTAGGTTCGTTTACCACAGGCATGGTGGGAGAATCCGCCGACGAAACTCATCTAGCCAATGAGTTGGAATATATGGGGCATGAGGTTAATAGAATACCACGGGATATTTGGAAGGCCTTTGTAGATGGAGCAGGACATTGGGCTGGAATAACCGATAAGTTAAAAGCAGATGTAAATATAATTTGTAAGTGGCCGCACTTTGATAGTGAGGATTATGTAAACGTATTACGTTTTAGAAGTGAAGCACCTGTTTTTTACTGGGTATGGGATTTTATGCAGAACGAAGATTGGCATATGAAGATGGTTAAAGCGTGTGATCTTTATTTGAGTAACGATATTTATAACGGTACATATGAAGGGACAAATCTTTACTACTTTCCTTTTGATGTTTCCGATTGCAATATAGATAAAGTTATTGGACAGGAAAAGAAATACAGAGTTAGCTTTTTTGGTACATGGTTGGGGCAAGGAGACAGGATAGAATGGCTGACTGAGATTAACAAGGAAATTCCCATAACGGTATTTTCGTGGAACCATGAGGAGTGGGCTAAACACGGGTTTGAGGCTTATCCTGCCGTGTGGGGAAATGACTTTGCCCAGAGGGTAGCGGAGACCAAGATAATTCTAGGATTTAACGTAAACGACCATTGTTGGGGATATTGGTCAAACCGAGTGGGTAAAGTTTTATCTACGGGCGGGTTTCTGTTACAGAGATATGTGCCTGGTATGGAATTGTTTTTAAGAGATGGAGTGGAATACTTCTCAACCATAGAGGAAGCTAAGAAAAAGATTAACTTTTACTTGGAACACAATACAAAGAGGGAAGAGATAGCCCAGCGAGGATATGAGATTGGTAGGGATAGGTTTACTTCCAGAGCGAGAGTAAGAGAACTTTCTATTCTAATGGAACGATTTAAGAAAGGTGCGTTTGATGGATATTTTGAACCAAGAGGATAAGTGCTGGAACGTAAAGTATATAGGGCTTTTTAACAAAGAGTTAATCCATCGGCCTTTGGATATGGAAGGTGCGCATTCCGAGCATGGAGAAAATAATATTATTGATTCTGTTTTTTCCGTTGTTCCCCCACAAAATAAAATACTTGTAGACGTAGGAGCATACGGAGCTACAAGTTCCAACACCTATAAGTTGATTGAACAGGGCTGGAGAGGAATACTAATTGAAGCCAGTTCAATTCAAGTACCTGAGATTAGGGAAACATTTAAAGATAATAAAAATGTTAAAGTTTTAGAGGCTTTTGTAACACCCAAAAACCTAGAAGAATTAATAGACCCTTTTTTTCTTCCACCTAACTTTGATTTTCTTTCCATAGATGTTGATTGTTTTGAATATGAGATATGGATGAATTTAAAGGAATACCAGCCTAATTTGATTTGTGTGGAAATTAACCAATTGGAAACCAATTTTGATGTAATTGATTATGATCCTTCTTATTCACTCTGGAAATACCGCAAACAAAGAGAAGGATATGGCGGGGTAACAGTTGGCCTTATGAATAAACTGGCCAAAGAAAAGGGTTATGATTATTTATGTATGGATGTTTCTAATGCTTTTTATATAAGGAGGGACTTTGGATCCTAACCAATTATGGTTCTCGACCATTGAAACAGATACCTTATGTAGAGGAGGGGGCAACGGACCTGCCCACCCATCCCAACTTTACGCTATTAAAAAATATGTGGAACCTGACATGGAAATTTTGGATTATGGTTGTGGTAGTGGTACTACTTGGGAAGCATTAAAAACTGAGCTTGACTGGAACCCAAGACAATATTTAGGTGTAGACATAATACCTAAGAATATTGAGTGGTGTAAAAAAACCTTCCCTGAAACCAATTGGAAAGTAAACCCTAGTATCCACAAGATAAACCAGCCTGACCACCTTTATGATGTAGTTTACTCCAGACACGTTGTTGACCATATGAAGTCTTTTGAAGAAGCTATGGATGAGCATTGTCGGGTAGCCAAAAAGTTAGTGATAGTGGTTCTTTGGTATTCGTTTGCAAAAGGCGACGAGCATGAGATAAAAAACATTGATTACAGACCAAGCGGTGGGGAACTTTACCCTAACGAATACACTAATTCATATTCTAAGAAACTATGTATGGAATACCTTGAAAATAAAGAAGGCTGGGAGATACTGGAAGTAACAGAGAACGTAGGCGCAGAAGTAAGCGGGCGGGACGTAGTTATAGTTTTAAAAAGAAAGGAGGGAAATGAATCTGAATAAACTTGCTCAGAAAGTAACACTTTTAGAAGGTCAGAAAAAGAGTGTTTCAATAGCACAGGTTAAGGAAGTTATGAGATTGGTTTGCAGGGAACTGTCTAAGCTTTCCGTACCTGAACTTGCTGATGTTTTCAAAAAGTATAAAAAATGAATCGAATACTAATGATTCCAATTTGGCACGGCTGGTATGTTGAGGCATATGCCGAGTACCTTATAAGGTATTTAGGGGATGAGTTTTTTATGGAAATAGGGACAGTTCCTTACCCGCCTTACAAAAACTTCCTAGACAGATACCCAGAGACAAGCCCCTTTGAAAGAAGCCCTGACGACTATGACCTTATCTGGCCTATGTGGGCTGGGGCATGGCATGTTATAGACCAAGATAAATATGCACCCAAAGTTGCCAGTGTTTTCTATACACACAGTGAAGGCAGGTATAAAGACATAGCGGTGCTTGGAGCCGCCACCCCCCATGTTGAGAAGGCTTTGGATTTAGAGGGAACCCCTTACCATAGTTTGAGATTCGGAGTTGATACTAACTTATTTGCACCCTACATGCTGGTGCGTGAAGATGATTTATTCCACGCTGGTTATGTAGGGAATCAGGTAAATGACAGACATATGGTAAAAACTGTAGTTGGACCCGTTTCTGATATTTCTGGAGTACGGTTGATGATTTACCCCTCCAGTTGGGTAAACAACGGTGGAGCACTTGACCAATGGGATGGAGAGAGACTAATGAAGTACGTGGTAACGGGTGATAAACGTTGGACTGGTATGCCTAATATTTACAACAGCCTGGATGTTCTTTTAAGAATTGACCAAGACCCAGCATATTCTTTCCCGACGATGGAGGCGGCGGCCTGTGGAGTACCCGTGATTTGTACCGATTCTGGAATAGACCACTTATTATGTGAGGCTGGGGGAGGGATTTTGATTACTGGTGATAGAAATTATTATATGAATAACCAAGCAGATGTAGCAAGGCGTGTAGGTGAAGCCGTAATTTACCTGAGAGACCACCCAGAAGAAAGAAAAGAAATGGGATTAAAAGCCAGAAAGTTTGTCGAGAACAACTGGACTTGGGACAAATACATACCTGCATGGAGAGAGTTTTTTAGAGATGGATTAAGGAAAGCAAGATGATTCCCGTTTTGAGCCCGACTTCAGATGCAAAAATACAGGCAGCAATGCTTGATGTACTTACTTCTGGTTGGTGGGGATATGGCCCCAAGACGCAGGAATTTGAAAAGAAATTTGCAGAGTATGTAGGAGCGAAGTACGCAATTGCCACAAACAGCGGTACGGCAGCCTTAGACCTTTGTTTAAAAGCCCACGGGATTAAAGGCGGGGAATTGATAACAACTGCAATGACCTTTGTAGCCGATGCCATAGTAGGACTGTGGAATGGTATGGATGTAACCTTTGCAGACGTTGATCCCGACTCTTTATGCCTTGACCCTGAGACTGTGGTAGTTACACCAGAGACCAAGGCAATAATTACGGTTAATTCACACGGACGGCTGGCGGATATTGAAGGACTTAGAAAAAAGTTTAAAGGTCTAATTATTGAAGACTGCGCCCATGCCATGTACACACCACAGGCAGGGCATAGAGGGGATATTGCAATTTGGAGTTTCCAAGCCGTTAAAAGTTTACCCGCAGGAGATGGGGGAATGGTAACTACCAACGATGAGAAGATTTACCAGAAGCTAAGAACTTTGACTTGGTTGGGAATAGAAAAGAGCACTTATGAACGAGCTGATTCTAAACGATACAGTTGGGACTACGATATTACCCAAGCCGAAGGGACTAAGAGTTACATGAATGACCTGACAGCGGTAATTTGTTTGGGACAGCTTGAACGCTTAGAAGAAACCAATGCCAAAAGAAGAGCTATACAATCTGTTTACAATGAACGATTGATGAATGTTATTCAACCACCTGTTTATTCACATACGGTTCAGTACTACACGATGAAATGTGACAGACGGGATGAGCTTTCGGATTTTCTGGCAACCAACGGTATAGCTACGAGCGTACATTTTAAGCCTTTAAGTGAAATGACATATTGGAAACGGGCGGTAAAACGACCCCTGCCTGTAACTGATTCTGTCTGGAAGGAACTTCTGACTCTACAAGTACACCACGGTTTAACTTGGACACAGGTGGAATTCATATGTAATAAAGTTGTGGAGTTTTACGCATGAACGTGACGGGGATAATACTTGCGCATCATAAGGAACGGGAAGGTAACTTAAAAAGGATTGTTGATGACCTGTTAGACGGGAGCGTAAAACCTGAGAGAATTATTATGTTT